GAAAAGAAAGCAGAGGATGCTGGGTATTCTCTGACGGATGATGACAGGTATTCGCTATACGAGATACATGCTGATCTTGTTATAGATGGCGTGGATGACGATGACGAGATAGCCCGTCCGTATGTGGTTACTATAGAACGTGGCACAGGCTCTATCCTGTCAATCCGTAGAAACTACGAAGAGGGTGACCCCCTCACTCTGAAAAGACAACACTTCGTACATTATGCGTATGTACCCGGCTTTGGTTTTTATGGCCTTGGCCTGATACATATCATTGGCGGCTACGCCAAAGCAGGTACTTCCTTGATACGTCAGCTTGTTGACGCAGGCACTCTATCGAATCTCCCCGGTGGGTTGAAGTCGCGTGGGCTACGTATCAAGGGAGACGATATGCCCATAGAACCGGGAGAGTTTAAAGATGTAGATGTGCCGTCAGGTAGCATTCGTGACAACATCATGCCCCTGCCGTACAAAGAACCTAGCCAGACCCTTCTCGCCCTACTGAATCAGATCACACAGGAAGGACGTAGGCTGGGCGCTATCAGTGACATAAACGTGTCAGATATGTCAGCTAACGCCCCTGTTGGGACCACTCTTGCACTCTTGGAGCGCACTTTGAAGCCTATGGCTGCTGTTCAGGCTAGGGTGCACTATGCCATGAAACAGGAGTTTAAACTGCTCAAAGCCATAATGACTGAGTATGCTCCCAAAGATTATGCGTATCAGCCACAACGAGGCGAGGTCTCAGCCAGACAAGCTGACTATGGTATGGTTGACGTAATACCTGTAAGCGACCCAAACAGTTCTACGATGGCGCAACGTGTGGTGCAGTATCAGGCTGTATTACAGATGGCACAGCAAGCTCCACAGATATATGACCTGCCCCAGCTACACAGGCAAATGATAGAGGTGCTAGGCGTCAAAAACGCCGATAAACTGGTGCCGACCAAGGATGATGCGAAGCCTACAGACCCTATCAGCGAGAACATGGACGCCCTTGTGGGCAAGCCTGTAAAGGCATTTATCTATCAGGATCACGATGCACATATCGGTACACATATGTCGTTTATGCAAGACCCGATGGTGGCGCAGCTAATAGGGCAGAACCCGCAGGCAAAACAGATTATGGCATCTCTACAGGCCCATATAGCAGAGCATCTAGGGTTCTCATATCGCAAGAAGATAGAAGAGAAGCTTGGCGCACCGCTGCCTGCACCGAACGAAGAGTTACCAGAAGAGATAGAAATACAACTGTCACGTTTGGTTGCAGATGCAGGCAAGCAGTTGACTCAAGCAAACAAGCAGCAAGCAGCACAGAGAGCCGCACAGCAGAAAGCACAAGACCCGATAATTCAGATGAAGCAGGCAGAACTGCAGGTCAAACAGCAAGAGCAGCAGCGTAAAATGGCTAAAGATCAAGCAGATAGTGCGCTGCAGAAGGAACGACTTAATCTCCAGAAAGCCAAGGACGCTACATCCGCTATAATGGATGCGGAGCGTATTAAGATAGAGCAGGCCGAGGTTGCTATAGAAGCCGAAGAAAAAGGTGTAAAACTACAGCAGTCTGGGCGTGTAGAACGCAACAAGGCGAGATTAGAGGCAGCAAAGATGCTGCAGTCTATGCCTACGCCTAAGAAAGGAAATTAGTAATATATGGCAAAAACCGTCTTTGACGTGCTTAGAGAAAAGATCGAAGGTGATAAATCTTCTGCATTAGAATTTCTTGGTACAGGTGGGGCAAAAGATTACGCCCAATACAAGGAAGTCGTTGGCTTAATTCGGGGTCTCGAAGCCAGCGTAGGATACATAGAAGACCTCTCGCGCAGTTACATGGAAGATAACGATGGCTAAAACATTTAAGGAACTAACAAACGCCGATGGCTCGTTCGATACGGAGGAGGGTAAGCTTTGCGCAGAAGCTTGTGAATATGATATGCAGTTACCTAAACCTGTAGGCTACCGCCTGCTTATAGCGCTCCCGCAACCAGAAGAAAAATATGAGGGAACCAGCATTCTCAAAACGGATAAAGAAAAACAGATGGACCACATCATGTCCATTATCGGTCTTGTGGTTGATATGGGCGCAGAAGCATATAGCGATGAAGATAGGTTTCCCCACGGCCCTTGGTGCAAGGAAGGTGATTACGTATTGTTTCGTATGAACTCAGGCACGCGGTTTTCTGTTGGGGGTTTAGAATATCGTTTAATGAATGATGATTCAATTGAGGCAGTCGTAGATGATCCTCGTGGCGTTACGAGGGCATAAGCATGGCATTTCAAAAAGTAGAATTTGAGTTCCCGCACGAAACGGAGGAAAAATTAGATATTGAATCTTCCAGTGCTATTGAAGTGGATATAAGTGGTGAAGATACCAAAGTTGAAACTAAATCTGAGCTTGAAGTCGAGGTGGATACTGATGACAGCGAGGTGGCAGTTGAAGTCGTTGACGATACGCCAAAAGCTGATCGCAATCGTAAACCGTCTGAACCCCCTGAAGATGTTACAGAAGAAGAGCTTGAAGACTATTCCGAAAAAGTCGCAAAGCGGATCAAACATTTCAGTAAAGGCTACCACGATGAACGCCGCGCCAAAGAAGAGGCTGTTCGGCAGAGTCAGGAGCTTGAACGCGTTACTCAGCAGCTTATGGAAGAAAACAAAAAGCTAAAAGGTAACGTCAACAAGAACCAAGCCGCGTTGTTAGAACAGGCTAAGAAAAACGCCACTATAGAAACAGATGCAGCCAAACGTGCTTATAAAGAAGCATATGAGTCTGGTGATTCTGAGGCGGTATTAGAAGCACAAGACAAGCTAACATCTGCTAAGTTAAAGTCTGATAAACTAGCGAACTTTAAATTGCCGTCTTTACAGGAGACCGAAACACCTGTACAGACGGATACAGAACCCGCTCCAACAGGACAGGTCGATCAAAGAGCCGCAGATTGGCAAAAAGCTAATACGTGGTTTGGGGTTGACGATGAAATGACAAGTTTAGCGTTGGGGTTGCATAATAAACTTGTCAAACAGGGCGTAAGCCCGCAAAGCGATGAATACTACGAGACTATAAATACTCGTATGCGTCAGGTCTTCCCAGATAATTTTGAGGAGGCTGCAGAACCCGAGGCTGAAGAGCCTAAGCGTAAGGCAAATGTGGTCGCACCCGCAACGCGGAGCACAGCACCTAAAAAGGTAACACTTACCAAGACCCAAGTGCAAATCGCTAAAAGGTTGGGGTTGACCCCTAAACAATACGCCAAACAGGTTGCAATAGACATGAGGAAAGCAGATGGCTGAAAATAGAATTGATCGTGAGCTACAGACCCGCGAAAAGAAAGTGCGTAAGAAAGCTTGGATGCGTCCAGAGACTTTACCGTCTCCTACTCCCCAAGATGGATATGCGTATCGTTGGGTTCGTGTTAGCAATCAAGGTCAGGTAGATGCTACGAATGTCTCATCAAAGTTGCGCGAAGGTTGGGAACCCTGCAAAGCAAAGGATCACCCAGAAATTACTATGGTTACTGTAGAACAAGAACGTTTTAGAGATAACGTAGTTATTGGTGGTTTAATGTTATGTAAGGCTCCACAAGAGATGGTAGAAGAACGCACTGAGTATTTTACACAACAGACAGATAGTCAGATGCAATCCGTTGATAACAACCTGATGCGCGAGAACGACCCTCGCATGCCGTTGTTTAACGAGAGAAAGTCTCGTGTAACATTCGGAAAAGGAACTTAATCTTAGGAGCTTGGAATGGCATATCCTACAGTAAGCGCCCCTTATGGGCTTGTTCCGGTAAAATTGTTGAGCGGTGTTCCTTACGTGGGTACTGTACGTCACTACAAAATCGCTAGTAACTATGGTACTGCCATATTCTATGGGGACGCTGTGAAGCTGGTTACCGGAGGCACTGTTGAACGTGATACGTTTGACGCTGCCATGACACCGATAGGTGTCTTTATGGGTGTATCTTACACCGATCCCGGCACATCGCAGAAAACATTTAGGCAGTCTTATCCTGCAAGCACCGTGGCTTCTGACATTGAAGCATATGTGTGTGACGCAACAGACGTACTGTTTAAAGCTGTTGTGCTTTCATCTGGCACCACTGTTGGTGACTTGGCAATAACTGACATCGGAGCAAACGTTGCTGGTGTAGATAATACTGGTGATTCTGTATCGGGTAACTCCCGTAGTGGTATCTCAGATTCTTCTGCAACTACCAACACGTTGCCGTTCCGTATTGTTGATTTAGTGCAAGAAACTAAAAACAGTTCTGGTGGCTTTACCGAAGCTTATGTGAAGTGGAATGCAGGACACGCATTCGATAACACTACTGGTGTATAAGGAGTTATAAACTATGGCTATTTCACGCGCCCAGTTACTTAAAGAACTCCTTCCCGGCCTGAACGCTCTGTTCGGATTGGAGTACGCAAAATACGGTGAAGAACACGCTGAAATTTTTGAATCTGAAACATCGGATCGCTCCTTTGAAGAAGAAACAAAATTGAGTGGTTTTTCCGCAGCACCTGTCAAAGACGAAGGCTCTGCCATCGAATATGACAATGCACAGGAAGCATTCACCGCACGCTACACACACGAAACAGTGGCAATGGGTTTCTCTATTACTGAGGAAGCTATTGAGGATAACTTGTATGACTCACTGTCTGCTCGTTATACCAAGGCACTCGCTCGTGCTATGGCGTACACAAAACAGGTTAAAGCCGCTGCTATTCTTAACAGTGCCTTTGACTCAAACGTGACTTATGGAGATGGTGTTGAGCTTTGTTCAACCGCACACCCATTGGTCAATGGCGGGACTAACTCAAACGAACCAGCCGTAGCTGCTGACCTTAACGAAACCTCTCTTGAGGCGGCTGTTATTCAGATTGCTGGCTGGACGGATGAACGTGGTCTATTGATCGCCGCACGCCCACGTAAACTTGTGATTCCACCAAATTTGCAATTCGTTGCAACACGTCTGTTGGAAACAGAAGGACGCGTAGGCACTGCAGATAACGATCTAAACGCTATCCGCAATAATGGCTCCATACCTGAAGGATATACCATCAACCACTATCTAACAGATACTGATGCGTTCTTCCTTATGACGGATGTTCCAAACGGTCTAAAACACTTTACACGTAGCCCGATGGCTACATCTATGGACGCTGACTTTGATACTGGCAACAGCCGTTACAAAGCACGTGAGCGCTATAGCTTCGGTGTTTCTGATCCGCTTGGTATTTTCGGTTCGCCCGGAGCTTAAGTTTACTGCTCGACCAGACTTGTCTGTTCGCCTGAACTGGGGCAACTTCGGTTGCCCCTTTCTTTTTGTTTTGATGTATGTATAATGTGTTTATCCCTGACAGGCACATAGTGTGTCTGACACTAGCCACGACAGGAGACATACATGGCTAATACGACTTTTAATGGTCCCGTCCGTTCGGAAAACGGGTTTACCGTTGTATCTAAAAACGCAACTACTGGCGCTATTACAGATGTTGCATCTATTGCGTCTACAGGTATTGTAACTAACAAATACGTAAAGCATGTAGGTTTTGCTACAGGTGTAACGGTAAACACTACGGCAGGCGACAGCCCGACTATTGGTGAGTTCACACAACCAGCGAATACAATTATCACAGATATTAAAATCTTTTGTGACGTATCTCCTGTTATTGGAACAGGCGACATTGGGTATGAGGTTGGCACAACAAGCTCTGGTGCACAGATCGTTGCGGCTCAGACTGATGAAATTCTTGATGGTGGTACAACCGTTGCTGCACATAACGTAACTGTAACCAGCTTGGTTCTTCAAACACAAGACGGTACAACAGCCCCAGCTTCTGTTCAATATACAGATACAGCAAGAACTATATTCTGCAACATAACCAACACGGTAGACGCTACAACTGCAGGTTCCTTTACGTTTATAATCGAATACGTACAAATAGCGTAATAGGGGGATTTCATGGCTGATACAGTAGCTTCACAGACTATATTAGATGGTCCTACGCATGCTGTTATGAAGTTTACTAACATCTCCGATGGTACAGGAGAATCTGCTGTAACAAAGGTTGATGTTAGTTCGCTTCAAAGTAGTTGGAGAGGCCAGACTTGCACAGGTGTTGTTATAGAGCGTATCTGGTGGCAGTGTATTGGTATGAAAGTACAAATACTGTTTGATGCAAGCACCGATGTCATGGCTATCGAACTTGGTGAAAACCAAAGCGGTAATCACGATTACACTATATTCGGTGGGTTAATTAAC